CAGGCACAGCATTAATACGTGCCATTTCAGCTTGATAATCTTCTTCAATCTTAGCTCTTTCTTCTTGCGCTATCTGATCTTGCACTGCAGCAATTAGGGCTTGTTCTGATGCGCCTTCTGGACCGTCAACTTCGTAAATAGATCCATCAGGGCCAGTTATTTCATATGTAGCCATATTAAACCCCTATGATTTCTTTTTTACTGTAAACCCACTAGTATCTATACCNCCTGTTGTTGCTGTTGTTAATTTTTGTAAATTAACTTCATACTGTCTACGTTTTGCTGCATAACTATCTGTAAACTTTTTAATGTTAGCAGCAAGTTCTTCTCTTATTTTTCTTCTTTTTGCTTCGGCTTCTTTTGAATTACCAAAAATAACTTTAAGTTCGTTAGCAGCATTAGCTTGAAGACTTTTTACTCGTTTTGTCTCTTCCGCTTCATACAATCTTATCATATCGCTATTACTTTTTATTGTATTCCCTTGAGCTAAAATTTTATTTGTTTGTTCTTTTAGTTTATTAGCATCTTTTTGTATTTCATTTTTTACTTTTGAGTCAGATATATCTTGTATAAGTTTATCAGCCTCTAAAGCTCTAGTTTGTTCATTGGCTGTCAATGATGTGCCTGATGCAACACCTTGTTTTTTATCCGCCTGTGAGCCCTCAAATGCTTTTTGTTTTATACTTTGGCTTTTGTTAGCCTCATCCATAAACAATTTGTTTATTGCATCAAACTCAGAACGCCTTAGATTTTCTTGGTTTCTTTCAGCATTTATACCTGCAAGACCTGATGTTCTAAAAGCTTCACCTGCTGTGGCACCTTTGGCACCTAATAATGTTTGCATAAGTCTATCATTAGATAACTTGTCAGGGTTCATCATATTGTCACGCATATCTGTACGTTCTTTTAACAGTTTTTCGATCATAGCCTGTTCTGCTGGAGTACGTGCTGCAAAGTCTACAGCTTTTTGCGGATCAGATTTAAGCAAGTCGGATATACCACCTTTTACTTCTTTATTAAAGGCACCATCTGCAGCGAATTTACTTGCATCAAACGTTGGTGCTGCAGCAGCGGCATCAGTTATACCACCACTCTTGTCTTTTGCAAAATCATCTACGCCTACACCTGGAACTACAGGTTTTTTATCTAATCCAGCTATCCCACTTAATTGTCCCTGTTGCATCCTTGTCTGATCTGGTATGAGCTTTTCGTCTATGCCTGTTGTTTTTGGAGCAAATTGAGGTTTATCAGTATTAGCTAAATTTTCTAAATATTCTTTTCTTTTTTCTGCTTTTTCTCTTTGATCTAATATATCTTGATAACTATCTTCGTCCCCAAAAAGATATTCACGTATTTGCGAAAACTGTCCAGGGGCATCGATAACTGCTTGATCAGCGGCAGCTTTTAATATTTTCTTTCTTTCTTTTGGTCCAAGAAAAGCATCTAAATCTCTTGATAACTCACTATCTTTCGCACTTGTGCCCGCTGCTATGGACTCTATTAATGCGTTTTGTGTGTCTTTAGGCAGACTATCAAAATCTTTACGGCTAATATTTATTTTTCTTAGTAAATCATTAGTAACTTCACCCCCAGTTTCAAAACCAACTATACCACCTTCTGCTAGCTTCAACATATTAGAAGCGTTTTGTCCAGCTACACCACTACCACTAGCGGCTACCTCGTTTATGTTTGACTGTGCTTGATTTTGTTTATTTTTTAATACACCGCTAACATTTTTTAACATATCATTTTTAGTTTGACCTGTAAGCTCGGCTTCATACTGCTGTGCAATAGTACTAGGTTTACTCTCCATCTTTAACTGCATATCACGGGCGTATGCGGCTTTTTCAGACTTCATCTTTTGCATAGCAAGTAAATCAACTAGTTCTTGGCTCTGCATATACCTCTTTTGTAACGCTGCAGGATTTTCTTTGTAAGCGTCTACCCTATTTTGTACGTCTGAACCTAAATTTGTGCCTATCATTATATCCTCCTATGTGCCTGCATCTACTTGCGCTGGGGTGCTAATGCCTTCAATTCCGTCCAGCACTGGATTAGCACCTACGTTTACCGCAGGTGCAGGAGTTGTATCACCACCAAATATACTCTTATAAAGGTTCTGCAACCCTCCTGCTGTATTCATTGCTGAAGTTAACCCGCTAGGTTGTTGGTATGTGTACGATTGTGCTGCAAGAGGTAAGCCCTGCAATAATGATTGCATGTATTGTACTTGTTTATATGGAAAATCTCTTTCTTCTTCAAACTGTGCTCTGTCAGCTGCAAGTCCTTCAGATTCAATACCACGTTGAGCTGCACCTAAATCTGCCTGTTTAATTAATGTACCTAAACCATACTGATTAGTCATATCCTGTGCAGCTTTTTGCAAGTTCTGTTCTGTATTAAACTGTTGCATAGCTTTGTCATACGCATTTGCATAACCTGTACCTGTAATATTAGCCACTCTATCTAATAAAGCACGATTACCTTCAGCTTCCATAACACCTTGTCTTGAGCCCCCAAACGCACCTGCTTTAGTTAACCTGCCTGCGTCTGCAACTCTTTGTATCTCTGCTTGTCTTCTAGCCGCAGCTATCTGTGGATCTAATGCGCTTTGTAAAAAAGGATTCATAAACTGCTGAGCAGTGCCCTCTTGAGTAAAACTTGTTGGTGTAAATGCGCCCATCTGCTCTGTAGGTAAAGTTAACCCTGCTAGTCCGCTAAAGGCTTGTGATTGCAAATCAGACTGACCAGCTGTGAGAGGTCCTTGATATGCTTGATATGGCATACTTCCAAGTGCCTGACCTCTACCAAGCATTTCTGTAACATAAGGACCAACATAATTAGAAAGAGCTGATTCTGTGCCTATCTGTTTGCCTGTAGTATCCCCAGCGTTAGTTGTACTTAACGGTTGTTCTGCCATAATTAAGCCCTCATTGTTGTATTAAGCATTTTGTCAGGGTTTATAGCAGGAGCTTGTTTTGTTGTACCCGTCCTAGCTTTTCTTACCCTATCCATCATTGCATATAAATTTTTTGCACCTGCGTCAGAGTTACCATTACCCATACCACTGACTACATCTGCAGGTACGACAAACTCACCACCACTTAATGCTGCTGGATCTTTTCCATCTATACTTGCAGGTATTTTGTCTGCCATACCATCTGTAGCACTTCTAAGATACCTAGGAGGTGCCAACCCTGCTATACCACCTGCAGCCATGTTTTGAGGAGTAGGAGTAGCAACAGGTATTGTCTGTCTTGCAGGATTAGCTAAATTAGCTGACTTTAATGCAGCTGCTGCACCGCTTGTATCTCCACCACCATAGTCTACGTCTGTAAAATATCTTTGCCCACTGCTTCCAGGTCTACGACTAGGATCGAATGACCCAGGAACTTGTTGTCGTGAGGCTGTATATGTAGGTATTTTTCCTTGGTATCCAGTCATTTGTGGGCTTCCACCACCAAATATACCTGTTAATATATTATTGTCGCCTAAAAGACCTGCAGAGCCTAAAGCACTACCCAAACCACCTATACCTGCGGCTATTTTTTGCCCACTAAGATTACCCTGACTATCTTCAAAAATAGAACCTATGTTATCAAGAAAGCCGTCATCACCTGTGTTGGTTAAGTAGTTGTACGCAGTGTCACCAGCACCTAGTATTGTATCCCAAAAGTCAGCCATTAGCTATCTCCTATAAGCTTTAATAATGTATCATTAATTTTTGTAACTTGTCCACCTTTTCTATAAGGCGTTTTATAAAACGATTGCTGCCCTGCATCTCTAAATATACTTTGAAAATCGTAAGGTGTGCCTATTTGAGCAACAGGTGATTGTTTTACATCAACTGCTTGTGGTTGCAAGGCAGCGTACAACTGCTGTACATTTTGTTCTCTTTGTTGTCTCTGAGCTTGCATAGCACGTCTTTGTTTCTCTTCTTCTGCTTGTTGTGTAAGCAGTGTTTCTATTTGTGACTGCGAATCTGCTACTTGTTGGGCAACGTCGGCTTTTGTATCAGCTATTGTGCCAAATATACCTGTGGGAGCAAACTTGGAATCTTGTGCAAACTGTACATCTTGTCCTTGCAAGGCATTTTGCAGTATTGCTTGGTCAGCTGCGTCTACCTTGCCGTCACCTGTAACATCATATTGTAGCATTTCAGGAGTTAACTCAAATGTAGACGGGTCAGCCAGTGCTTCTTGTTGTGCTATCAAATCAGTAATAAAGTCAACATCTACATCAGTCACCTCACCTGCAGGTTTACCAATTATGTCGGCTATCTGCGTAATCTCATCTGTGATGCCAGTTTCTACATCAGCTATTTGTTCTGTAATGTCAGTCTTTACACCAGTAATTTGTTCAAGTAAGTCTGATTCTACATCAGTTATTTTTTGACCTAGCTTAGTTTCTATACCTGTTATTTGGCTAGTTAGATCTGTTACACTAACACCAAGTTGTTCACTAAGTGTTTGTATGGCTTCATCTTGAGTTGCACCTGCGTCCACAAGTTGTTGTATTTGTTGTGTTAGCGATGCTTCTGTCTTAGTAAGTTGATCCTGTACATCAGATACTTGATCGCCTACATCAAATATTTGTTCCTGCAACCCAGCTTCTACAGTGCTTATCTGATTAGTAAGCTCTTCAACACTGATATTAAGTTGGTCACTAAGTGCTTTTATAGCTTCATCTTGCGTAGCACCAGCAGCTTTTAACTCTTCTAATTGTTTAAATATACCCGTAGCAGGTGTATCTTCTGTAGACGGAGCACCTATGTTATATTTAAGCACGTTGTATTGTGCACCACGCAGGGCTCTGTTTATTTTGCCTTCTAGCTCGGACTCATTATATTGCCCTACTAGCTTATCTACGTCTTCTGGTCGGACATCAGGCAGTCCAGCAGCTCTAAATTGTGCTAAAACCTCTTCTCTATCTACAAAAAACGGATCGGCAGCTTCAGCTATTTCTTTTTCTGTGTCAGTCTGTAGACCTTGTTTTACAAAACTATCTATAAATTCAGCGGGTAGTTGATTAGTATCAAATCCTAAAGATTGTAAATACGCAACAGCTTCATCTCTTGTGGTAAGACGTTCTTGTGCGTATTGTTGTATGGCTTCTTGTTGTTTTGACTCTTCAATTTGTTTTACAAACTGATTAACTTCGGCATCTGTAGGATCATATCCTTGATCTGTAAGATATTTTTTAGCTTCTTCTTTTGTTACAGCTTGAGGATCAAATATCTTCTGCTGTTCTGCTATAAACTCTGCTTCAGGTTTTTGACCTGTTAACTCTGCTATCTGCTCATCTGTAAGTGTTATACCTTCAGATTCGGCTAGACTTAATATTTCTTGTTTATCTACAACACCTGCATCAATATAGGTCTCAAACTCAGATGCAAAGTCTGTATCAGATGTTTTACCTATAAACTGATCTTGTTCTCCTTTTTTAGGTATATATACCCCTTCTACGTTTTTAAACGCATCTATTACATCACCACTGCTTGTGTAGTCACTTGGGCTCATTATGTTAAGTAAGTTAGTTTTTACTATATTATTGTTAGCTAGCCCTAAGTTGTTTAACTGTGTTTCTGCGGCTGTTAGACCTTCAGGTGTACCATCATAGCCTTTTAGTACTTTATCAACTTCATAGTTAGTGTTTGACACTACGTTAGATACAAAATTACCTGTTTGATTAAACGCACCTTTACCTGCTAATAACGTAGATGACGTACCACCACCTGCTAATACGCCAAGTATGGTATTAGTAGTAAGATTACCAGCTATATCTCTGTCAGGATCTAGACCGTATACAGATAACTCTACCATACCTTGTCCAGCAAACTCTTCAACACCCTCTGTACCAGACTCTTTAACTACATTTTTACCAAAAGCATTAAATGCCTCTGCTACGGACCCACCTTTTTTGTTGCCAAACATAGCTTTTTCAAACTCGGCACCACCAATTTTATTTAAAGTAAAATTAGCCATAACTGCGGTTGTGCCTGCTCTTATAGCAACGTCTTTAGCAAAAGCAGAAGCTTCTTCTTCTGACATACCTGCTTTTAAACCTGTTGCATACGCATCATCAAAGGCTCCGTTTGCCGTACCTCCAAAAGCTTCTACAGCGTCAAGAGTTAAAGCTGTGCTATAACCAACTTTTGTTGCTAACTTCTTAGCGTATGCTTCACCTGCTTCTAATGCTAAATTTTTAGCAACGTTTCCTACTCCGCCACTAACGACTAATATAGGTATTTCTTGTAATATTTCTTTACCTATAAACTCAGATAAGAAAACTGTAGGACTGTCGGCTAAAGAACCAAATATGGCTTTTGTTGTGTCTATAAACCCTGTAGCACCTTCTATTCTGTCATCTATAGATTTCTTTGCTGCTTTCCACTCATCAGTTTTCATATCTCCGCCAAGAGCTATCATTTCTCTAGCAGATTTACCAAGAGGGGTGGATGCAGGATTTACTCCTGCTAATAATACTAATGCGTTTGTTGCTTGTAATAATTCTCCACCTGCTTCTGCAGCTATACCACTTAAATTCTTAAAAGCATCGCTATTAACTATGTCTTTACCTGTATCCGTCTCGGCGACATATTTGTATATATTTTTTACTAACTCGTAATGGTCAACTAAATCACCTTTTACAGCACTAATTACCTCGTTTAATACTGATCCACCTTTAGAATCAAGGCTATTTACGTGTTTAGCCCAAGCAGCAGGGTCTTCTACTCTTAATTCCTCAAGAGTTTTGCTGGGGTATATAGTTATACGTACTGACGGAGAACCATCTGGATTTATGTCTAAATACTCTCCTGTCGCTGAGTTTATTAAAGCAGTTGCTCCAGGTTGTGTGGGATGAGGTACTACTCTTGTTAAAATATTACGAGTAGAATCCCATTTTCCATAACTTAACCCACTAATATCATCCCAGTTTACTAACCCATTTTTATCAACGTGAATCCGTGCTTTATTACTAGCTATATCTTCGTCAGTTACGCCCTCTGCTTTTGCAACTACTTCGCCTGAATCTACTTTTACATTTGGTAAAGACGTTATCTCTTGTATTTGTTTAAATTTTTCTTCGTTTGTTTGTGTAGTGTCTGCCTTAATACTATCCACACCTTTAAGATATTCTGTTTTTTCTTCTGCGGACAATGTGTCGTTGTTAATTATAATATCTTTTAACCAATCAGACCCTATATCCAACCCAAGATTATCCGTGTCTACTAAATTTAATGACTGTAAATCATCATAATTAGCGTCAAAGTTATCAATTATAGTTTTTTGTTGTTCTTTGGTTAAGTTACTTAAATTTAACCCTGCTTTGCCTAAAGCTTCATTTAATAAATCACTTCTTTTTTGCGAGTAAAATTCGTTATATTGTTCAGTATTTACAGGTAAACCTTCATCTTTACCTGTTGTAAGCCAGTGATAATATGGATCTATCTCTTCACCTGTTTCACCACCATCGTCCAAACCGTTTAATGCTGCATACTCTTCTGCATTAAAGTCTTCGCCTATCATAGCAGTTACAAATGCTTTATCTGTTGCATTTTGTACGGGTTTAAGCACATCATCTAGCTGATCTCCGCTAGATATTAACTCTTCTTTTAGTACGTTATACTCCTTAGTCAAATTATCAAGAGAACCATAGGCTGTGTCTGCTTCAGCTTTATATTTATCTAATAAAGGTTTAAAATTATCGTTATAGTCTTTATCTAACTGTGTAGTATACGAATTATATGTTTTTACAGCTGCATTATAATCATTTAAAATAGCCTGATATTTATCTCTGTTCACAGTGTCTACGTTCGAGCCAGGGTCTTGGTTCTGTAATTTAACTTTTAAATCATCAACATTACCTTTTAATTTAGCACGTTCATCAAACCTAGGCTTCATCTCATCTGCTATAGAATTATAATTAGCAGCAGCAGCTTCGTAATCATCTAACGCATCGTCAACTTCTTGTGCTTTATCTGCGGTAGCTTCATAGTTTCCTGTCACTTTATCTATAGTGTTTTTAACGGTCTTATCTATAGTCTTGCTAAGTTCTGAAGCTCCATACTTCATTACAGAGTCCATTATAGCTTTCGGTACATCTCCACCTGCAAAAGCCGCATTTGCTGTGTTTAGTATACCATTTGTAATTGCTGCAACTTGTGCATCATTAAAATCTTTAGGTAATACATCTCCAAACTCATCATACTCAGTCTCATTTAAGTATGATCCTACTGTTTCGGCAGTTACATAAGCTTTAGTTACTGCGCCAGCTATCATTGCAGGAGTTACATCTTGTCCTGATAATGTAGCCGTTATAGACGTCTCTATTACATTTTTTGCTGCTTGTGGTAGTTTTTGATAATCTGTATTTTCTGATAGCTGACCTAAACTAGCAGATACCCCAGCTTGTACTCCACCTTTTAAAAATGCTTCAACAGGATCTTGTCCATAAATAACAGCAGATGTAGCACTAGCTGTACCTTGTGCAACAATAGAACCTACTATTTTTGCCTGTGCCGCCGAAGTAATACTAGCCGTAGCAGCTTTACCTGCGTAATTACCTGCGGCTGCCCCTACTTGTTGTGCAACATAGGCTTTAGCAGTCGCCTCAAGGATATCACCAATATCACCACCATTTACAGCAACATCAGCACCCTCTAAAAGAGGCAAAGCCCACGCATTTCCTGTGGCTACTAGTGCAATCGTTGCTATAGTTTTTAATGGGTCATCTAATAAAGCATCTATAGTGCCTTCGACTGTCTCTACAACAGGATCAATTATCTCATCAACAACCCAATCGCCAACGTCCTCAATCCTGTCACCAATCCATTTGATTGGTTTCTTAATAATCTTTTTTATAGGATCGAGTATAGGAGCCATATTAAAACATCTCGTTCAAAGGATCGTCACCAAATTTTACATAAACAAGATACCCATCGTCATCTTCAGGTTGACCTAAATACATGTTGGTATCTACACTCATTAAACGTTTTTGTATAATTTTTATAGCAGGCACTAACGTTTCACCTTTAAAATAAGTAGAATAATGCGTAATATCTTTATCTTGTAAGTAACCTCCATATTTTAACATATTGCGTATAAAGTTTCTACTCGTGTCTACATTAAGAGGTCTTCCGTGCATCTTAGATTTCTTATCTCCTTTGCCAGTGTGACCAATAAACACAGTATTTCCTATCTGTACGACGTCGGTATCAGGCATACTTGTTTCTTTAGCTAAAGTAGCCAATATTGTCTCTATATTTAGAGAACTGCCATTATACATAAACCCCAGCTGATCCGATGCCATGGTCATTATGCTAGACATATCTAATAATTTTTCGTTACTGTCTACAGTTTGCATTATGACACCTCTAATACGCTAGCCACTACATGCAGTCTATTAGCTGTAGCAGCCGTTACTTTAAGTATTTCTCCAGTCTCTACAACCAGAGGTGCAGTAAGTAGCTCTGTAGTGCCATTTGCACTTATAGATTTTGTTTTAAACAAGCTGAATGTAGCAGGAGATGACTCTGCATCTGTTATAGTGATAGTTATTGTATCTGCATTACCAGAATCTTCGGATACAAGTATAGATTTAACTATTCCAGTGGTCAAAGCAGGTGCTGTGTATAGTGTTGTTACACTGGTGCTGGATAAATCTTTTTTTGCATTTACATATTTGTTAGGCATTAGCTTAAAAACCACCCTGTTGCTTCGGCTCTGTCTGATATAACAGCGTTCCTCAGTGCTGTATCTACTTGAGTAAAATACAAACGTAGCACATTATTAAGTTGTTCTGCATTTTGCTGGTCATACTCGGAAGTAGGAAACGGTAGTGCTGGAGCACGGAAACCTACACCATATCTTGTGTTATCTATAGCCATTAACGCCTCCCATCTGGTCGGATATCCAGTCTGGGTGTGCCTAACTGCCATGTAACGCCTACCGCAGATGATTCAAAACGCATGGCAAGCTGCCGTCCTCGCACTCTTATGTTTATTAAATCAGTAAATACTTCAACAGGAGAAGTTGCTGTGCGTGTTATGGTAGCATTACTAGATCCACCTTCTGAAGCAGGTGAGTTACGACCAGATCCAGAGCCACCTAGTGCATGTAAAGTCATAGTTGCAACGGGACTATCTGCCGTAGAGCCATCAAACGATGCGTCAGGCACTACACGATTTACTAACGAAAATCTATCACCGTCACCTATGTCAAAGTCTGAAGATTCAACGTATGCTGTTATAGCTGCTGCTGTACCACTTACATTATCGTCGATACCAGTTTCGTGGTTTACAAGGTTATTACTGTATGTGGCTGCTAACGGCTTGTCACGCAATCCAGAGTCAAGCCATGCTGTACGTGCTATAGTGCCATAATACCATATCTTCTCTAAGTAGTTATATATGACGTATCTATCTATGTTGTTAGAATTTTCTGTACAATAAAACCACCATATCTCGTGAAAAGACTCGTTGGTGCCTGAAAATACTTGTGCATATTGTTTTGTGTTAAAATCATTAAATATATACTTTCGCACATCACACTTTAATGGCTGTGTACGACCATCATACATGTAAAATTTATCTTTACCCATCCAGTACGCAACACCATTTGCATAGGATACAGAAAGTTGAGAGGATATAGATATGTTTTCACCAACTAGTGTCGCTGCCCAAACAGCAGGTGCACCAACATACTGCAGTGAATATAAAGAAGAGTCTGTCCATATAAGCACTTCTTGACGAGCTTGAGATGCAGCCACGATTTTAGTACCACGAGATAATCTTAAACTACCTGCCTGATTAGTAGCAGATGGAGTCCAGTTTGCTGCATCCTCTTGGTCAGACCATCTTACCAAAGTAGGATCTATAGTATTACCGCCTATAGGATTTGTACCTAAACAAAATACAAAACGGCTTATATCTGATACTAAGATTATATTTTGTAGTATTGGTACATTTGATGCTCCAGATAAAGTAGATAACTCAACAGCTCTAGTGGTAACACCGTTCGTAGCATCCCAGTAATATATACTACCACTATTGGGTCCAAATACTAAATCTTCACCAAAGTTAGAATGACTCCATATACGCACTTCGTTCACAGAAGCTTCTCCTACACCCCACTGACCTGCACCCCAAGCACCTGCACCCCAACCTGTAAGAGGTATGGCAAACGCAGAACCAACATTTACTTGATATGCTGCTGATACAGACCCACCACCTGTAGCAGAAGATGAAGCAGCAGAAGATACAGTTATATTATAAGAAGTAGCAGATACTAAATCTATTTGAAATTCACCAGTTATGGTCAGACCACCAACTGCGCTGCTACCACTAAATGTTACAAAGTCTTCGTCCACAAATCCGCCATTCGCGTCTGTAACTAATACAGTAGTAGACCCAGATGTAGTAGTAAAAGGATTAGTTAATGACACAGTAGCGCGTAAAGGTGTTACATCGTTATAATTACCACCTAATTCTATATAATATTTTAAGTTAGTGCCTACTCCTACAAAGTTTTGACCTGATAAACTAACCCAGTTATGTAAAGAACGACCTACACCTAAAAAAGTTGTATCAGATATAAGCTCCCAACCACCTATTTTTTCTGGTGTGCCTTGTCTAAATCGTATTTTATCCCCATCGTAATACCCACCTTCTGTAGTATATCTAGTGCCTTCACGATTAATTCCAGGTTTTAATTTTACTGCTTGAATAGCCAAGATAACTTCTCCATTCTACCACAAAGTCTTTCTGCACGATTAGGTACTTGTTTTGCCCATTTCGAGTCCATCATTTGCACGGATGCCTCCATCCAGTCTTCAGAATCTACAGCTAATTTTAAGTTAACAAATTTAGACAGACGAGGACGACCAAGATTAAACATCATATTTGCAAGTACTAATTGAGCTTCTTCAGGTATGTCTTTGAAATTACTGTATAATATATTGCAGTCTTCTATAGTCATTGCAATATCAGCTTTAAAGCACTCATCGACTCTTTCTTTAGATACTTCTGTTCCAACTTCTTGCCCATATTCTAGATCAGAATCAGTAACCAAATGCCCAATCCCAAAAGTCGCATACCCCAAATGGTCATTGTAAATTTCATATTTGCAACCTTCATCTTCTGCTAATTCTTTTTGTAATTTATCTAAGTCCATCTTTCACCTGCTTTTCTCGTAAAGAATTGACGTGTTTATAATAGAAATAATTACTTATCTTATTGAAAAATTTTGATAAACGCAACCAATGCCACATCATTTTGTTAAACCTTTATACTTCTCAAAACTGCGAAGTCCGCCCAATCCGAGCATACCCATTAACACAGTCATCAATGAGCCCATATCAAACGTAGGTAATTCTGGTATAACTACGTCTAAATAAGCACACACGAACAAAGTAACAGGCGCCAGCACGAAATGCCAACATAGGGCAATACCGCATGTCCAGCCAATAAAGGGGCGCCATCCGCTTACAAAAATGGATTTGTGTTGTGCTTCTGCCTTATTTATCTCTATCTGGCCTTTTGCCAGTTCCTGTGCATGGTTCTCTGCCATTGTTGCCACCTCATGTGCCAACTTGTTTTTCATGTCTTTATCTTCTATAAACTTACCAAGAAGATTAGATACAGGTCCTATTAACGCCGTAAGCATGTGCATTCCTTTCTTTTAAACTTGCTGTCTATCCATACTTTGCCATAATAAAGCACAAATAACCAGAAAGTAAATAAAACGCCTTCAACATAACTTAGCTCATTCCAAGCTTCTAATACCATGTTTTCCATTTTAGTCTCCCTGCTGGTAATTTTTTACATTGATATTTAAATGGCTTCCACAAAGGATATGACTTGTTAACTTGTCGGCTAATAGACAGTGCCCTTTGTTTACAATCAAATTCTGTTTCATATGGTCCATATTGATCCTCTAGCGTTATGCAGTTATCAGGTGTTCCAATTACACACATTATTACTAGTGCTTTAAACATATCATTTCTTATTCATCCAAGCAGTTGTACCCATATATGCACCTACTATACCAGCACCTGACAGATAAAACAAATTACTTATGTCAGCTAACGCTTTGACACGTTCTACGTCAACAAAAAACATAGCAAAAGTAAACGCACCCATAGCTATTAACGTGTATCTAGCCATACGTAGTTGTGCTAACTGCTTCCTTAACTGGGTCTCTGTTTCTTTTATAGCTTTAGCATTTTCTATCTCTGCATCAGAAACAATACCGTCACCATCTAAATCATATTCGTTATACTTACTTTCTACTTGTAGTTTCTTCGCTGCCATTTACTCTGCTATGCTCCTTAAACTTTCCATAACTTGATCTATCGAAGGTTCTTTTCCATTAGGGTTGAGCTTACATTTATATTTTCTAGGACATCCGATTGATATATCTGTGAACTCCATTTCATACGTTTTCTGTGCTCCTATGTATATACAAGCCATTTTATCTTTAAAAACTTTTTGTTTCATAAGTCTGCAGGTAGTCATTATTGGTAGTATAATTTTACCTTGATGTATCTTTTGCTGTCTTGTGTAGTCTTTTGGAGTATATTTATATACATCAGCTCGTGAGTCTTTAACCCAGATAGACGCAACTAATATAGCAAAACCACCTATGATTGCCACAACGATTAGCCAAGTAATTGCTTCACCAATCTGTCTTCTCATTTGCTGTTGTTTGTAGACTGTTTCTTGACGTTGTTTTCTTATCTGACCTTCCATCTGCAGCAATTCATCATAAGCTCCAGGTCCATGAGTCATATTTAAAAACACCTTGAGTTCGTACCTTTGTTCCTCAAGTTTCTTTTTTGCAGCGTATGCAGCCATTGCTGCCTCTTCGATAGAACCAGCCTTAAACAATTTACCAAACAAGGGAGGATTTTTAGCTTGTTTTTCTGCGTTATCAACATCACTTACAGCTCCCATCCATCTGCCGATATCGCCAGACATTTGTTCAATATCACGACCAGCTTGAAATCCAGCCTTAATTGCGCTAAATGCTTTTGATGCTATCCCGACAGCTACTGATATGGTTACAGGGTCCATTATTTATCACCTTAATAATACTCCTACTAAAAGGACGATTGTTGTTCCTGCAGTACCTATCATAATATGCTCGATACGTTTTATTCTTAATATAGTTTCTTTCCATCTCTCTGCACAAACAGCTTCGTGTGTATCTATCTGCGCCTTAACATCGGATACCTTCATTCTTTTACCTCTTTATCTTTAAGAAGCCCTATTAAGTTATTTGTGTAGACATTCTGAGAGATTGTTACTCTATCTAATTGTTTTTTTAATCTATGCGCTTCAGACTGGCACTCTTGTATCTGCTCTATGCAGTATCCCTGCTCTTTAGTAAGATCACTAGCGTCATACTTCTTGTCGTTTATACTTATAATATTTGATTTTTGTTCAGTCATTTCTTCTCCTATCCACAATACAATGCACAAGGAACAGTATAACTGCCGTCATCATATGTTTCTTGTACTATATTAGTCAAAACTTTACCTATAGTTTTGCTTCTAATAATATCATCATCTTGCACCTTAGCTGTGCCATTTGTTATACCTCTTGTGATTCCACGAATGTTTTGTAGTTTGCTTTGACTGCATCAGTCCATACTGCATTGGCTATTGCTTGTACTTCGGTAGCTTCTGAACTTATGTCGGTGTCTGTGTGTGTCCATTGTTTGTTACCATCAGTATCTAAGTCTGGTTGTTCTACACCATCTACTGTTTTGGATTTATATGTAGAAACACAAGGTACAATTATATGTCTATGTCTTGACCTTGAAAGTTCATTACCATCTTCTTTAATTACAGTATCAGTAGCTATTTGAATTGACCACTTTGTTACCACTTCAATTTTTTCTATTATTAATTCTTTTGTTATTGCCATGTTTTATTTTCCTTTTAATTTTAAACAGTCTGATATGAAAAACTGAATGTAATATTTGAACTTGAACTAAAAATACTTAAATCTGATTCACCAGAAGTGTCGTTATCTCTCATAAAAGGTAGAAAAAAAGTATTTGCTGTACCAGAACTTGATTGCATTATATGAGTTTGTTTATGTGTATCTGCTAAATTAGCACGACTTAAAAAACAAGCTCCAGTAGATTGACTAACTCCACCATTATAATTAAATGGAAACCCAGCAATTACAATAAAGCCACTTGCTGTACCAGTTAACGTACCAAGACCGAATGAAGTAGAAATATGACATATATTACCTACCTTTATATAGGTACTTTTATGTCCAGCATCTAAGGCATAACTACCACTTGAAGAACCAGTAACAGTTGGTGTCCAAGTTCCTTCTTCATAATCATCCAACTTATTAGCTGAACCAGTGCCACCTAAGTTAATACCACCTGCACTATAAATATCTCCATCTTCATCTACAGAAAACTTTACTGTATTACTGCCAGTAGTTGTTGCTTGTATAAGTAATTGGTCAGCAGTCGGACTTTCATGGTGTATTCTAACAACTGGTGTAGTTAAGTTTCCATTTGCCGCAGAAAAAACAGCAACATTATTAGGGCTTGTTCCACTTGCTGGTGCTACCTCAACATATAAACCTCTTTCTTGCGCTCCTGCAGCTTCATTTCTTATAGAGAATTTTCCATAGTTTCCTGCACTGCTTCCTATTTTAACATTATCTTCTCCAGCATCTACCAATAACAAATTGGCTTCACCATTACCCTCAACACGAAAGTCTCTGTCAATGCTATCTTCATTAAAAACTATTTCGCTAGGTTTAATGTGCATGGTAGTGTCAACACTTCCTGCTGTCATAACTTGAAGTATATACTCACCATCTTCTGTGCCGTCACTAACATCACTAGCTTTTACATTTACAGTAGCATAATTCACATCTTGGCTATTGTCATTACGACCTCTAAAGTCTAACTCGCATAATAAATCTGCATCAGCAGGACTTGCTGAGTTTCTATAAAATACTTGATGAGGGCCTATACCTGAATCTGCATCTGTGGATACAAGTTCTAGTTGTGCAGTATTGTCAGCAGTACTTATAGTTGTACCATCTAATATGGTAGCACCTGCTCCTAGTAGTCTTGCTGTATCTGATGCTCTAGTCATATCTTCTCCTTAACTTGTAAATGTATCTGCCGCTGTTATGGCTGCATCTATAACTGTGAAGTCAGCATCACCCCAATCATCAAAGTTATCTTTCTGATACTTGAGATACCCAACACTACGAGCAACTCTTGCTTTCTTCTCGTCATGTGTCATGTCATGTCCAAAGTCTGCATTTGTTGCATCACTGCCTTTTGCATGAGTAGCAATTACAACATTGATTGTATCTGCTCCATCTAAACAAGC